TCGCAGTTCACCGACGCCTTCGACCCCGAAGCGGCCAGCGGCCCGGCCATGGCGCCGGCCTGGCGCGACTGGCTGCTGACGCGCCACCCGTTGCCGGCGCTGGCCGGCGGTGCGGTGCACGCCTGGGCCGCGCTGCTCGCGCAAGGCCTGCCGGCGCCCGCGCACACCGTGGGTGCCGGCGACATGGCGCTGCTGCCCTACACCAGCGGCACCACGGGCCTGCCCAAGGGCTGCGTGCACCACCACAGCAACCTCATGCACAACGTGGTGTCCAGCATGCTGTGGTCGTGCTCGAATTCCGAATCGGTGGTGCTGGCCGTGGTGCCCATGTTCCACATCACCGGCATCGTCAGCATGATGCACACGGCGATCAGCTCGGGTGCCACGCTGGTGCTGATGCCGCGCTGGGACCGCGATGTGGCAGGCCACCTGATCTCGCGCTGGAAGGTCACGGCCTGGACCAACATCCCCACCATGGTGGTGGACCTGCTGGCCAGCCCCAGGCTGGCGGACTACGACCTCACGAGCCTGCAGCAGATCGGTGGCGGCGGGGCCGCCATGCCGCAGGCGATCGCCCAGCGCCTGGAGGAGCAGTACGGCCTGCGCTACCAGGAGGGCTACGGGCTGACCGAGACGGCCGCGCCCACGCACACCAACCCCTTCGAGCGGCCCAAGCAGCAGTGCCTGGGCATTCCCATCTCGTCCACCGACGCGCGCGTGGTCGACCCCGACAGCCTGCAGGAGCTGCCGGTGGGCGAGGCCGGCGAGATCATCGTGCACGGCCCGCAGGTGTTCCACGGCTACTGGAAGCAGACCGAGGCGACGGCCGCGGCCTTCATCACGTTCGAAGGCAAGCGCTTCTTCCGCACCGGCGACATGGGCCGCATGGACGAAGATGGCTACTTTTTCCTGACCGACCGCCTGAAGCGCATGATCAACGCGAGCGGCTTCAAGGTCTGGCCGGCCGAGGTCGAGCTGTTGATGTACCGCCACCCGGCCGTGCAGGAGGCCTGCATCATCGCCACGCAGGACGCCTACCGCGGCGAATCGGTCAAGGCCGTGGTGGTGCTGCGGCCCACGCACCGGGAGACCACGGCCGAGGAGATCATCGCCTGGTGCCGCGACAACATGGCGGCCTACAAGGTGCCGCGCCAGGTGGCATTCGTCGATGCCTTGCCCAAGAGCGGCAGCGGCAAGGTGATGTGGCGGCTGCTGCAGGAGGCGGAAAGCGTTGTTTCTTAAGGAATATCCTCAAGCGCGTGCGCTGCGGGCACCGCGAGTACGGAAATAGTACGGAAAAGCCGGCTGCGACTAGGGTGCCGGCGGGCGGGTAGTGCTTTCCACCGAGTTGCGGATGCGTGCGATGGGGCACACGTCGATGATGCTCTTTGTTACAACAAGACGCTGCATCGATGCCTCAGATTTCCTTGACCGATCTCGTTGAGATCACTTCAGCCGCGGGCCTGTCCAAGGCGCGCAAAGTGGCTGCGATCAAGCGCCGCCCGAGCTATCACCCGGCCAAAGATTTTTACAAGCCGCTCCGCGAGGAGTTGGCTGAGCTCCATAGGCAGGGCCGGCCCGCCAGCGAACTGGGCGACTTCCTTGCGACGCTGAACGATCGGAAGAAGGTCAGCAACTACCAGACGGCAGTTGAAGGCTACATGCGCTGGTGCGGCAAGAAGTCCATCGAGTGGTTCGAGCCATCGCGTGGCGTCTACTCTCGGCACGGCGTCGACGTGAGGGTGAACCCAGAGCTCGGCGTTAGCATCAATGGCCAGCGCCATCTCGTGAAGCTTTACTTCAAAGATGAACCTCTTCATAGGCTGCGCACCGATGTGGTAACCGTAATGATGGAGGCTTCGCTGCGCGAGACCTGCCAGCGGGGCGAGGCCATGGCGCTGCTCGACGTGCGGAAAGGCAAGCTTTTCCCTCTGCAGGTGAGCTTGGCCGAGACGCGGGCGGTGATAGACGCCGAGCTCGCCTATGTCGCGGACCTCTGGCGGTCCCTCTGAAAACGCCAAGCGCCCGCAGGCGCTTGGGGCTGAGCGGGCCGGCCCACCGCGGGGCTGGTAGTGGGTCAGGCCGCGGCACTCCCACGCGCCGCTAAGCGCGGCAGGCCGTCGTGCAGGCTGTCGGGGCAATCGGTCAGGTCGTCGAGGATGCGGCCGGCGACGGCCACCATTTCGACGCGCTCCTCGGTCTGGTCCTGATCGCCTGGCACACGCCGCGAGGCAGCCACCAGCGCTGCGATGTCGAACGCCTCGTGCACCACCACGTCGGCAGCGCGATCATCTGCACCGGGCGCCAGTTGCGCGCACAGCACCGAAGCGATGCGGAGCAGGCGGCAGGAATGGCCCGCGTAGACGCGGCCCTCCTCGGTCTGCGCGGCCGCGTGGAGCACCTGCGACAGCGTGAGCAGTCGCGCCTCGCGGCTGGTCTGGCGGTAAGTGGGGCGCTTAGCGCCGGTGGTGCTGGTCATGCTGCACCTCCGAGCTCACCAATGACCTCAACCAAGCGCTCGCGGACTCGACCCATCGCGGAGTGCATGCTGTTGTCGAGGATGTCCGGGCTGCGGTAGCGGACCTCATGGTGGACGAGGGCGTCGCGGACTGCAGGCGTGGTGTCAGCGACGAGGCGCACGCCTAGCAGCGTGCGCTGAGCGTCGGAGATCCAGCTCAGCAGGTCGATGTACTCCACCGCTTCCTCGGCCAGCAGGCGGCGCTCGCCGGGCGTCGGGCCGGCCTGTACTGGCCTTCCGGCGGATTGCGGATGCGTGGATGCCCCTCCCGGGGCGACAATGCGGGTAGCCATGATGTGCGTTCTCCTTGTCGGGTTGCACGTTGTGGTTAGGCCTGCTTGGTGTTCCACCACCTTGCAGGCCGCCTGGATGCCTCGGTTCCCGGTGCTGTTCCACCAGCACCGGCCGCCCGAGGCGAAGCGGTCATTCCTTCGGAGTCGGCTCCTTTGCCTTGTCGATCTTGTCGCGCACCCACTGCGCGCCGCCGAGGCGCTGCAGCTTCTCACGCTGCGGAAGCGTCAGGCGAACGGTGATCGGCACGGTTTCGAGGCCTTCGTCAAGGGCCGGACGACCTCGCCGGCGAGTTGGCGGTTGTGATATTTTCGTCATGTTGATGAAAATTGTAGCCGCTTATTCGTTGGGTGTGTTCCTTTTGTGTAGCCGGTTATTCTGTAAAGGGCGTGCGGATGACTGAAGCGGTTCTTGTGCGTTGGACCGACGACCCGGTGTGGCACTTCACGCCAAGCGCTCTGCACGCGACAACTGCCTGCGGCCTAAGGGTGCCATTCAAGGAGACATCTCCACAGCACGCGGAGATTGACCTGTTCGCCATCGAGAGCTTCAAGGGTCTCTGCAAGAGTTGCTTCCACGAGATGTGTATCGACACTCAAGACCGCAGGCTTTGGGACCTCTACTACGAGCACATCGCTCCGCACGCCAAGTAGAAGGGCCTTGCCTTGACGAAGGGCCCCGATCCCTACTGTCAAAACTGACGAAACTTTCGTGCGGGCGCCCTATAGTCGCCCCCATGAAATCCCCCGAGACCCGGGCCAGATTGCACGAGTGCCTCGCCGCGCTGGCGGAGTGCGATGTGTCCGACGAGATGCGGCAGCTGAGCAGTGACCTGCTCGGCCACCTGCTTGCGATGCATGCGGACCAGCGGCTGAATGGACCGGTGTTCCTGCTCGCGCTGGATACGCTGGAGCTGGTCCCGGGACTTGAAGATCACGTCGCGAGGCTGCGCGCGACTGTGAGCAGGGAACTGCTAGACTGAGCTGTCAGATGCCGCTGCTGTTCGAACATTCGATTCACACCGGGCACTACCGCATCGCTAGGCAACCGCGAACCTACTTGGGAAAGCACGCTGCTCCATGGATCGCGATCGAGCTGGCGTTCTCTGTGTCTGAACAGGCGCTGAGCTTCTGGACTCTGGCCGACGCACTGGCCAAAGTCTGCCCCGACAAGGGGCGGATGCATCCGCATGCTTTCCTGAGGTACTGCATCAGGCAAGGCTGGCTGGAACGCGTGAAATAGAGGGGTTTACGCACGATGGACAGATACCGAAGCGGTCGCGTGTGGCGGGCCAGCCATGATGCGGCGATGGCTGCTTTCGAGGAGATGTCAGCGCTGATCCAGCGCGGCGGCAGGCCCACCCCGGAGCAGGTAGACGAGGTGCTGCATCTGCGTCTTAAGGCAAAGCAGAAGCTCGGTCGCATGGTCGACGATGTCCAGTCCTGGACACCTGTCGCAGACGACCCTCGGTAGGCATGCGTTAGTGGCCACCGTAGAGCGCTGGCATCATCGATTCCATGATTGCTTACAAACCTCCATCACCGCAGGCGCTGCAGGAACTGAAGGGCGCGCTCGGCTTCACCGGAAAGCAGATGGCCGAACTGGCCGGTTTGGCGGGCGACCAGACGTGGCGCAAATACACGGGCGGCGCCAGTCCAAGGGAAATGGACCTGCACACCGCGTTCTTCATGGCTGCGCGTCTTGTGCTGACGGGCAGCGCCTTGCGTGCGGTGGCCGAGGAGATGCGGCGGATCGGCGTCGAGGTCGACATGGACGCGGTCTGCGTTCCTCCCTCGTTCATCAGCGACAGCGGGTCATGACAGCCGCTTGAAGCCGGCGCGCGTAAGACCAAGTCGGCCGCAGTAGGGGAGCGCCGCCGGGATTGCCTGGCGCTGCGCCGGCCCGGCGCCGCTACAGTGCGGGCCGGAGAACACCAAGGAGGATCAGAATGAGCCACCCACCGGCACTGTGTCGGAAGTGCGGCGCGGTCAGCCCCGCATTGAATTTCAACTTCAGCAACAGCACCGGGATCTCCTTCGCCGGCTGCACGGACGGGCCTTGCCCGAAATGCGGCGGTGAGCTTGAGGTGCTTGATGGAACCTACGATTTCATCGGCCAGGAAGCTGTTCGGTTGCTGGCAGGGCCAGAAACGACGCTTGCAGCTCTACGCAAAGCTGCGCAGGTTGCGGCCGACTCTCAGGCCGCTGGCGAATCGGCGGAAAAAACAGCCAGCCGCCTCGCTGAGATTCTTCCGTCGTTCAAAAAGCTCGTCGCGAACCCGCTTGGCAAAGCTGCCATCGGGGTGGCTCTTTTTGCATTGCAGTACCTGGGCGAAAAGGCTCTTGATCGGTATTTCGACGGAGCGGCAGAGCCAGCCCTATCGGCGGTTCAGCTTGAGCAGGTCGTCAAGGGTGCTGTGGAGCAGGCGTTGGCTGCCCGGGATGCGGCCGCCGAAAAGGCCGGCGTGGCCTTCCCAGCGCAGGCATCGCCAGGGCGCGCGATGTCAGAAGTGCCCTTTCCCAACTCCCTCAGCTTTCTCCAGCGCGACTTCCAAGAACGCTACCTGAAGCGGAAGGCCCCGCATGCCGGCGAAGGGCCGGGAGGGCCGCCGGGATAGCCCGGCGCGGTGTCACCGCAGCGCCCAGATTGATAGGTCTTGCGCGAGGCCGTGGAGTTCGTCGTCGGGGATGGATCGCGGCCCGGCCAAGCGGCTGGCCTGCATGCCCGGCGCCGTGGTCACGTCGGCGGCAATGGCGTGCAGCAGCGCCGAAGCCTGCTCGGCGGTGGCCGCCCAGACCGTGATCTGCACCACGGTGTTGCGCTTGTCGGGCGCCGTGTTGTCGAGGAAGCGGATCGACCGGCCGCCCAGGTGCTGGATGGTCGTGTACGGCGTTCCCAAACCCTCGGGAGCGCGGCCGAAGAAAGCCGGGCAGCGCGGGCTGATGATGTCGACCAGGCGCTCCTCGACCGTCATGTCGCCTTCATCCGGTTGACGAACTCCACGCGCATGGCGCTGATGGCCATGGGCTCCGCCGCGATGAATGCCGGCCGCATGAACGGGTGCGCCGCCATCCTGCTGGTGCCGAACTCGACCATGTGGCCATAGGGTGCCTTGCTCGCGTTCCAGCTCACGTGATAGGTGGCCTTCGCCGCGGTGCTGTTGGTCTTGCTGAACACCTGGTAGATGCTGTTTTTCAAGTTTCCTGGCTGGAACAGATAGGCCTTGTCGCGCTTGCTGCCCTTGGGCGCGGCCTTCGCGGCCGAGCCATAGAAGTAGTGCGCCTCGGCCGACACCGGGGCCCGCAGCCGGGCCTCTTGGTAGAGCACATCGGCACCGGCTTGGGCCGCAGGCCGCACGGCAGCGTGCAGCGCCTGCTTGCGCTCGGCCAGCGCGCGGGAGAACTGGCTGGTGTCGATCTTGATGCCCATGGCTACCGGCGCTTGCCGCGGCGTTCCAGCTGCTCGATGCGCTTGTGCAGGTGGGCGATGTGGTTGACCAGCACGCCCAGCGCGACACCGGTTTGGTAGGCGTGCATGGGCGGCCCGGCGTCGCCCTGATCGTCCATGGCCATCGCCATGGTCAGCTCGGCCTTGATGAGCTCGTCGATCGATGGTTTCGTGTTCACTGTGTCCTTTCGGTTCAGGTGGTGGTGCGCATCGCCTGGCCGCCGTCGGTGACGTCTTCCAGGATGCGGGTGGTGCCCTCGGCCGCCTTGGCCAGGCGCAGGTTCAGGCTGGCGATGGCCGAAGCTTGGCGCCGGTTGTCGTCGATCAGCTGCTCGACCAGGCGCTCGAGGCGCTCGGTGTTGCCCAGCATGCTTGCGCTTTGGTCGGCGGTGTAGATGCGCGCCGGCGGCATGTAGGCCAGCTCGGGGCCCTTCTCGCCGACCACAGCCCAGCCGCCGCCGTGAGTCCCTCCGCCGGCGAAGGCCGGGACCGTGATGCCCTGCGATGCGGCGATGGCCTTGGTGGTCTCGGCCAGGCTGGCCGCGATCTGCGACTGGTAGACCTTCAGGTCCAGCGCACTGGCCGCGTTCTGCTGCGCCAGGTCCAGCACCGTGCGGCTCAGCGCAGGCAGCGAGGAGGCTGCGTCCTGGTCCCCGGAGCGGGCCTGCGCCGTCGCGATGGCCAGCTGTGCCTGCGCGTAGTCCAGGCCCTGAGCGCCGCTGCCGGCAATCTCGCCGCGGATGCGCTTGATCTCGTCCGCGATGCTGTCGCCGACAGACTGCCACGCCTCTTTCACGCGATCTGCCGCGTCCTGGGCTGCCTGCGCCGCTGCGTCCGCGGTCTTCTGGTCCTGCAGCGCATAGATGGCCTGCTGAATGGCGCGGTTCTCGTCGGTGAGCAGCGCGGCCAGTTCGCGGCTGCGGATCTCCGCGGTGTTGCCCTGCAGTTGCAGCAGCTGCATCTCCAGTTGCTGGCGCTGCTGCAGCACCGCCTCGGCCTGGCGCGCAGCTTCCGCGGTGGTGTCGATGATCGGCGCGAGGTCGGCAAAGGCACTCTGCAAGGCCAATACACCGACGTACTGGTCTCGGCCCTTCTCGGTGGTCACGTCGAGCGAATCGACCAGGGCCCGGAACTGCGCCCGCGCCGCCTCGCTGGACTGCTCCAGGCTCGGCATGGTCAGGCCCAACTCCGTGAACGCCTTCCCGGTGGCCGCGATGCTGGCCGCGCGCTGTTCGTCGGCCGAGTAGAAGTTCTGGAAGTAGCCCGTCAGATTGGCGTTCAGAGAGTCCAGCCCGCCGGCCGCTGCGATCAATGCCTCGGCGGTGTCGAAGCTCAGCGCCCGCAGGTTCTCGAACGGCAGGGCCTTGAGCGCGTCGCGAAACTCGCCGATGACTGAAGCGCGCTCGCCGATTGCCGTCAACACCTCCTTGATCTGCTCGGTGGTCAACTCCTCGGCGTTGAACTGCTGGAGGTATGTCTGAATCGACTTCGGAATGTCGGTGGCCTTCTGCAGCGCCTGGATGGTGGCCTGCTGCAGGTCCAGCGTGAAGTTGTCGAACGCCTCCTGAGCGTTCGGGCTGGTGGAGCTGGTGGACTCCCATGGCCGTTTGCCACCAACGCCGGTCTCTCCGAACGAGACGCCGCCGGTGAGGTAGCCGCCCGAGAACACGCCGCCTCGGCCTTTGGTGGAGGTTTCCAGGCCGCCCTGAAAGGCCGTCACGCTCAGGTCGGACTCCAGCGCGCCGAGGATGCCGTTGATGCCCTCGACGGTGCTGCCGATGATCTTCTTGACCTCGTCCTGACCGAACTCGCCGCCGCTGGGGCCGACGATGAAAGAGACCTCGCCCTTCTTGCCGTCGATGTAGCCGCCGCGCCGGTAGTCGAACACCTGGTCGCCGGTGTACGACACGCCGTAGTGCCCGCCAAAGCGCTTCTCGCCGGTGCTGATGCCGAGCATGTCGAGCGACTTGTCGAGCAGCGGGCCGCCAGACAGGATGTCCGCCCACTTGTCGCTCATGAACGCGCCGAGCACTTTGTTGTTGAATTTCGTGACGCCGCCGGTCAGCAAGATGTCCGTGCCGGTCTCCACGCCGTTGATGCTGTAGCCCTTGCCGTACATCGTGGACGATGCGCCGATGGCCGCCAAGATCCAGCCGACGATGGGGATGACGCTGGAGGCGGTGATTCCGCTGGCGGCGGAGCCGGTGACGAGGGGCGCCGTCGAGGGTGCGGTCAGAGTTCCCAGCTGGCTGCCCACGTTGATGCCAAGGCCGGAGCCTGCGGCAGTGTTGAGGCCGTAGCCGAGTGTGCCGAGGCTACTTGCGGGTGCGGACAGCGTTCCCAGCGTGGAGACGGTGCCCAAGCTGTAGAGGCTGCTTGCGGCCGCCGCCGTGCCGCCGCCTCCACCGAACCAGCTCGTGAGCTTGTCGATGTACGACCCAGCGTTGGTGTACGCGCTGTAGAGACTGCTGAGGTTGTTGGCCATGCCCAGCACGCCGTTGCCGCCGGCGGCCGATTGCCCCGAGCCGAGGCCCAGGAAGTCCAACACGCCGGTGGTGCCCTGGATCACATACTTCTGGGCGAAGGTCTTGTACAGCTCGTCCGCGACCGTGGTCTTGAAGGTGGTGGCCAGCGACTTCGTAAAGGCGCTCCAGCTGCTTTCGCCGGCATTGAGCATGTCCGCGAAGCCATGGCGGAAGATGTCGTCGATGGCGTCGGTGGTCTTCTGGAAGGACTGCAGGCGGATCTGGTCGGCGGCGTTGGACTTCTCCAGCATCTCGGCCTGGGCCAGCTTGGCGCGGGCCGCTTCCTTCTCCGCCTCGCTGCCGGTGCTGGCCTCGATCTTGGCCAGCTCCTTCGCATACTTGAGCTCGATCTGCCGCATGGCGACGATCTGGGCGCGCTCGTCTGCGCTGAGACCGATCAGCCGCGCCTCCTCGGTGTAGACCGTGGCGCTTTCCCGAGCAGAGCGCAGCAGCTCATCGGCCTGCGCGTTGATGGTCTTGAACTCGGCGATGCGGGTCTGCGCAACCTTGCGCTCTTGGGCGTCGATCTGGGCCCGCAGGCCGGCGACATAGCGCGGGTCGAAGGAAGAGTCGCTGCCGCCCTCTGCTTCGGTCAGCTTGGCCTTGAGCAGCGCCAGCCGGTATTCCTCGATCGCCGCCGTGCCCTTACCCCATACCGTATTCGACGCCTCCAGCTCGTCGGCCTGGCGGTTGATGGCGTCCGCGCCGAGGAACGTGCTCTCGATCAGCTGGGCATAGGCGTCCCGCGACTTCTCGAGGCCAGTCAAGCGGACCTGCTCGCCGAGGGTCGCCCGCTCTGCGAGGCCCAGGCGCTCGGCTTCGGCCAGGGCGAGGGCCTTCTGCGCGCGGGCCGTGCCAGAGATGCTGGTCTGCAACTCCTCGCGGATCTTGGCGGCGCGCTGCTCGCCGGCCGTCAGCTTCTCGGCCTCGGTGCCCAGGGCGCGCAGGCTTGCCAGGTAGCGCTCGGCCTCGGTGGCGCGGGCGCGGAGTTCGGCCACCTCGCTCTGGCCCACGCCGGCACTGCCGTTGCTGGCGTTCTTCTTGGCGTAGTCGGCGCGGATCTGGTTCAGGCGGGCCTGGATCTCGGTTTCGGAGCGGCCGGCCTCAAGGCCCTGGTTGCGCGCTGCGGTCAGTTCCTGCTGCAGCTTGACCGCATCGGCCAGGTACTTGACGCCCTGCTTATCCCAGTCGGCCAGGGCCTTGGCCTGCTGTGCCGCGATGGACTGCTCCGTCGCGCGCAACTGGGTGAGGCTGATGGCGCGGCGCAGCTCGTCGGCCTGGCTGCGCAGCAGCTCCAGCTGGCGCTCCGACTGCGCTGCGCTGGGCATACCGAATGCCGCGCCGCCCTCGTTGGTGCCGAAGCCCGAAGCGCCGCGCGCCTTGATCTCCGCGATGCGCTTCTCGATGGCCTGCAGCTGGACCTCGGGCCCGGCTTCGCGGCCGATGCTCTTGGCCGCATCAACCGTCTCCGCGATCGTGCTCTTGATGGAGCGCCATGCGCGCTCGATGCCGCCCAGGTTCTCGGTGATCTGGGGCGAGCGGCTGGCCAGCGTGTCGGCGAACAGCTTCTGCGCGAGGTTCGACGCCTCGATCTGCCGGCCTTGGTCCGTCAGCGCCTTGATCTGCTGGTAGGTCGAGGTGGTCAGGTAGCCCATGCTCTCGTTGAGCTTGAGCGTGGCTTCCAGCGGCGCCTTCTTCAGATCCTCGAAGGCCTTGGCGGTGTCGCCGACGGCCGCGCCGGTGGCCTTCTGCCATTGAAGGGCGGCGGTGGCGAACTGCTGCAGGTTCTGGGTTCCGACAGCGCCCGTTCGGGTGATGAGCGCCAGCGCCTCGGCGGCTGCGGCCTGGGTGCCGACGATGGCGTCGATGTTCTGCGCGTAGAGCTGGAGCTGGCCAGCTGTGACGCCGGCCGCGTTGCCCGACAGGATCAGCGCTTTCTGGAACTCGTGGATCTCCTGCGAGCCGCTGTAGAACGCTGCCCCCAGGGCGGTGACGCCGACCAGCGAAGCGGATAGCGGGTTGACCAGCCCGAGCACGTAGCCGCTCAGCGCCTTGGCCGCGTTGCCCGCGCCGCCGAACATGTCCTTGAGCTGGCCGCCCTGTTGCAGGAAGACCGTCAGCGGGGCCTGGCCACCTTGCAGGCTGGTGATGATGTCGGTGAACTGCGCAGGCACGCCGCGCAGCGCCGCCGCGGTCTGCTTGGCGCTGACTTCCATGGTGCCCAGACCGCCGGCCGCCAGCTTCTGGGCCGACTCGGCCTGGCGGAGCTGGTCCAGGTAGGGCTTCAGCAGATCGCCGCTGACGTTGCGCTGCTTGCCGATCGCCTCGAAGTACTTGGCCGTGCCGCGCTCGCCGGCCTCGGCCGCAGCGGTGGCGCGCTGGATAGAGTTGACGATGGAGCGGGTGGCGCCGTCGACCTTGTCGGCCGCTTCCTTGCCGCCGTCGCCGATGGTCTTGATCGTGCGTCCCGCGCGCTCGCCGGACTGCTTGACGCCTTCGGCCATCTTGCGGGCGCCGGCATCGACGCGGGCCAGCGCCTGGTCGGCGTTGGAGGTGTCGAGCGATACCTCGCCCTGGATCTTGAGGTCAGACATGGGTGGTGCCTTCAGGGTTTGATTTCAGAGGCCGTTTGATTTCCGGTCGTTTGAATAAAAATCAAACGGGGACTTTTTTCTGTGCGTGCGGGACATGGGGGTGTCCAGATTCGGCGCTTTTTGAGCTCGGGCCCACCCCCCCCCCCCGGGCTGCATGGCGTGCGAGGGGCT